GCAAAGTTGTATCTAATTCCAACTCAAACAATTCAATAATTGCAGTTGGATTTGAACTTTGTAATTGACTAACTGGTACTGGCATTAGCTAGATTCAAATACCTGTTTAAATTCCATTGAAATCGTATTGTTATTAAAGGATGTCATCTCTACATCCCACTTTTCACAAACATATTTCTTGTAATTAGTCGTTGCTGGATCAATCCAGTCAAAACTTTCTTTACCATTTCTATCTTGTAAGAAACCAACTATTTTATCTCGATCTGCATTAGTTCTGTTGTCAAAAGAAAGACTCCATTTCTTTCTTCTCGTATTCATGCCCATCGTATTTCTTTGTTGGTAGCCATCTCCGAATTGGGTGATACGAAGATCAGGAGATTCACTAACACTTGCTGAATAGCTTGGAGCCGTCACGCAATTTAAAGTGGTGTCATCAAAAGTAGCCATAAGAAATTAAGCTAAAAGTCCTCCTGGTCGTTTTTGTTTTGCAATCTCCATCTCAATTGCAGAACCCAACATCTTGCCTAGTTGAGCCATTTGTTTGCCATCACCTTCGACTTTAGTACCTTTCGCATCGACTGACACATTCACAGTAGTAGTACCACCGCCACCTTCAACCCCAAGTCTTCCTCCCTTGCCACGTTTAAGCGGGATGATAGCTTCGGGGCCAGCTTCACCCATCAGGCCAACTCCCTTGGCGAATGGGAAGAGTGTAGGACTATTAACGATGCCTCCTTTAGCAAAAGGAACGATGCCGTTTTTGCCGTAAGCGTTTCCCTTCGCATTTTCTGCTGGATACAGCTCACCAAATTCATCAGATAATGGATCTACATATATTGGAGCTTTAGCTTTCTTCTTCCCAAATAAACCACTTAAGAAACCAGTACCACCACCAAGCCCAAAAGCATCAGCAATAGGTTTAAGGATTAATCCTTTTATATAAATTTTCATTATGTCAGCAATAATCGAACGGGCAAACTCTTTAAATTTAAATTTTCCAGTCATTACAAATTCAGTCAATGCATCTTCCATCTTTTTGAACGTACTAACAAATGTCCGAGCTACTTGAGTTTGAACATTCCCTAAGCTATTAACAAACTCTTTCATCAACTCATCAGCCTTTTCCTTGTCAGCTTTTACGCTGAATTTATCTGCATCACCCGTAGGATCTTGCAGCCCTTTTGCTATCTCTTCAGCAGCAGCAACACCTCTTAGTTCTATTAACTTCTCTTTTAATTGATCAAATTTCTTTAAATCTATACCACCACCTAAATTATTATCTAGCGCCCATTGTATTCGTGCGATTCGTTTCTCTAATGCCACAATCGCATTCTGTGTTCCAATACCAAAGAATCTATTAAACGCCTCAGTTGCTCTATTAATCCATTTAATTATCGTTGCAAAAACGTCCTGAAACCAAGCACCAATAGGTTGCAATATATCACCTACATTTTTTTGTAATTTCTTCATTGCAACTGTTAATCTTGCACCTGCTTCTGCACTAGAACCTGCCATTTTTAACGCAGCATCCCTATGATCCTTACTAAGTCTTGCGACAAATTTCATTACATCATTCAATCCAACTGTTCCATCTCTCAAATCTTTTTGTAACTGCGGTAATGTTCTACCAGTTGACTGTGCAAATTTAATAACAGCACCAGGCAATCTCTCCCCGAGCTGGCCTTGCAATTCTTCGGCTGAAACTTTACCTTTACCGAAGATTTGCGACATAGCTCTCATAGCAGATTGCACATCTTCCGCATCACCACCAGTCGCTTTTATCGCCTCACTAACACCTCTAAATACTTCTTCTGCTTGATCAACACTACCTCCAGCTCCAAGCACAGAAGCTGATAATGTTGTGAACTGCTTAGTAGAATCTCCAATCGGAACATTTAACTCGTCAGAAACACTAGCAACTATCTTTTGAGCTTTAGCAAATGCCTCATCAGTCTTAGTTACACCTTTTAAAGCAATCTCAAGCCTTTGGATTTCAGAAGAATATTTTGCTGCATCATTCGCCGCACCCGCAAGTCCAATAGCACCAGCAACACCCAATCCAATAGCACCACCTGCAAGAGCGCCACCTAATCCACCAGCCGCACCCCCTGCAACGGCTGCATAACCTGCTTGACCAGGGAGTGCCGAAGCTAAAGCAGCCGTACCAGCAATAGGCAATGCTTGCTTCGCACCTGCCATCAAACCCCCTTTCATGCCTAACCCTTGGCTTCCCATGAAATTTCCAAACCATCCACCTGCTGCTGCTGGAACAGGCGGTTTTGCGCTAGCTTGGTTTTGCAGAGCTTTCATCTCTGCCTTTGCTCTCTTTATTGCATCAGCAACTTCTAAATAATCCTTACTTGCTGTATCTAAATTTCTAGAAATCTTACTTAAAACACTTATTTGATCTTTGAAGCCTTGTATCGTCTTGGGCTGAAGATCTATAACACTTTTCAGAGCGTCTTTTAATCTTTTAAACGCTGCATCAGTTCCCCCTGACTTTCCAAGGTCTTGTAACGACTTCTTTAATTCAGTTAATTTTGCTTGGTTTTCAACCTCTAATTTAAGAGATATTTTTAAACTATCTAAACTAGCCATTAGATTTATTTATCTCCTTTAATGCGGTCGCCTCCATAATTTGTAAACCCTCTAAGACATCGAGACGATTTTCTATATTGTAGAGGTCAAATAGACCTCCAGCCATTAATAATACCTCATATTTTAAACCGACATAACCTCCGATTGCTGCATTCCATTGTGTTTGCATCTTTAAGAACATAAAAACAATATCCCAATTGCATTCCCAAACCTCAAATTCATCCTTCTCTTCTGGGCTTTCAGGAATCTCAATACCAAACGCTTTTGCGTCTTCTTGAGTTAAATCCTCTACTTGTTTGCCGCCAGAAACCCAGTAAACAGCGGCCTCTGTTAGTTTCCCTCCGCACCTCTCTGGTAGAACTTGGCATACGCTTCAAAAACACCATTTATAAAATCAATATCCTCAGAGAAGATTTTTACATTTGCTTTGGTGAAGGGGATCTCAGTTCCATCTTCTTCTGTAACATCTTTCCAACCTAAAAGAATATTATTCAAAGCTTTTAACTCATCTTTTGCATTTTGAAAATCATTTAACTCAGATTTAGATAATCTTTTGAAAATAGCTGTGAAATGAAAAGTTTCATACTCTCCTGCTTTCTCTACTGATGGTCTTTTTACCTCGACAGGCCAAGGATAAGAGCTAGTAGTTTTCCTGACAAATGGCATAAAAAATAATGATATTCCCAATTACCATAGCCCAAAAAAAGGGGGGTATAAACCCCCCAATACTTAGAAGTGAAGATTCAACTACTCAAAGATGATTGAAAGCTCATCATTACCACTTGTAGAAGGAATCATTGTATATGGACAATCCCACATTGCGATTCCGTCTTCTTCGGAGTAACCAATAGAACCTAAGTCAACACGATTCTTCGTTGTCTGACTGGTGACAAGACCTGATTGGATTGTGACCTTGTTAAGTGCAGTAGTTCCATGAACGAAACTAATCTCACCCAATGTTCCATCTGCAAGTGCAGCAGCAAATGGGTTCCATTGCTGACTACCACCACTAGCTAGATTTACAGCCTCAACAGTTACTGATCCACTAACATTTCTGTTTGTGATCATCACTTCAGGACTACCACCAACCAATTCACGGTAAATAACTTCATTGCCAAGATCTAATGAGAAGCTGCTCATCTGAAGTCCTGTCTCACCAAAAATCTTGAACGTACCAGTGTTGGTGTTGTTAAAGAGCAAAGGTGTTGCCTGTTTCTGATAAGCAGGAGTTAATGCAGTTGCGTCAGCAGGAGCTATGTACACCCCAGTAAAAGTGAAATCGAATGTAGGAATTTCACCAACAGAGCAGGTAACTGAAAACGTCCCTTTTGCTCCTTTTACGGTGTGTTGAACACCATCTACGTTGTAGAGAATACTGACTGTTGTGGAGTCAAGAGAGTTAGGAGTGTAAAGACGTTTTGCATCGTCTGTTGTCTCCGTAGTGA